GTAGGTGAACCTGTACTAATAGAAACTGTACCTGCACCTTGTGTAAAAGTATCTTTATTTATTTGAACATAAGAAGTTCCTGTAGTACTAAAATATAAATTAGTACCTTGAGCAACAACTACACCATTAGCATATCCAGTTAATCCTTGAATATTATCTAATGCAGAACCTGAAGGAATAACAGCACTTGTCGTTCCCCATTTTTCATAACCACTTATTCTTCTATAGCCACCTGTAGTAGATGATTCAAAGTTTTGTAATTTTGTTGCAGCACCAGGAGTTCTAAATAAAGCATGTGAACTTGAAATTAAATCCAAGCCACCTTGTACAGTAATGGAAGCTCCTTGTGTTGGCATTTGTTATCCTATTAAATAAATACTGTTCTATCATCTTCCACATATTTAGGTTGTGGAGCATTTAATTGTTCTATCATTTTATTTAAACCTTTTTTATATTCATCTAAAGCTAATTGTGTTTGTGCAATATTATCTTTAAATTGATAAATATAATATCTTGCTCTAGCTAATAATACAGGTTTATATTGTTCTGGAAATAGAACTGTATCAGTATCGTTTGATAATTCTGAAGGTCTATTAAAAGCATTAAAATAAATTCTATAAACACCATCAGGTATAGGAGACAAACCAAATCTTCTTCCATCTTCACTTCTTATAATTCTTTCTGGTACTCCGTAAAGTTGAGTATTTGATTTATCTCTTTCTTCAGATTCAGCATATAAATCTTTCCAAGTTTCTAAAGTTGCAAAAGGTAAATTTCTAATTGTATATGGAGCTGTTTTTCCTGATACACCTTCTTCTGTTAATTTAAAACTATCCCAATCAACATTAGAATAATCTGTATCAACAGTTGCTGAACCTGTTTTTAATAGATACCATCTAGTACCTGATACAGTTTCAACATAAGTATTACCATTATAATTATCTTGTGGAGAAGCTGTTGTTAACCAAGACCATGTATCTTGTGAATCAACAATATCAAAGTAAGCTCTATTAACACAGTTAGCTACAAATTTTTGAATTGCAATAGCACCTGCTATAGTTGTAAGTTCTGGTTCATTAATTTCAACTAACAAATCGTTAGTCATTGATAAATAAGTTTTAGCCATTTAACAGTTCCATGCTCTTAATGATTTATTAATTCTTGAGTTAGGGTCTCGTGCAGTTTTAGCAGAAGTTAATTTTGCTTTCATTCCCCTCATCCTAGCACAAAAAGATTTTCTACGCCCAGCATCTTTTTTATTTTTAGGATTAGGAGCAGGTGGTTGAAGATTTCTTTTCTTACCTGTCTTTGTTCGACCTTTATTATAAGATGCTCTACCCTTTGCGTTTAAACCACCTTTAGGGTCTTTACCCTCTTTACGAGTCCAAGCAGGTGAAGACAGTATACCCATATTAAATTACTTTTTCTTTTTAGACATCATACCACCATACATCATTTTCTTTTTAGATGCATTAGCATGTACTTTGCCACCATGTTTATATTTACCTTTGTTTGCTACTTTGCCACCAGGCATTGCTTTTTTCATTGGCATAATAAAATCCTATTAGTTAAATTAAATAGTAGGGGATATTTCTACCCCCTACCATTATGATTAGTATTAGTCTATAACGTAGATGATTTTTCCAACTACTTCAGTTCTAAGTACTTTTCTACCCCATACCATTAGACCTCTAACGATATCGCTGAATGTAGATGTATCTCTAATAGTTTCTACTTTGTTCATTGCTGAAGCAGAAGATACTGCAGAGATATGTCCAAATAAAGCTTCTGGTTGTGTTGCTGTACCAGCAGGTGACGCACCAGTTAAATCATTAGTTGGTAAGTTGTTAGATTTGTACATAGAGAAACCTCTAAGTAATCCAGATGCTACCAAACCATTTCTAATTGAACCTTGACCTGCGTTGAAGTCAACAGTTAATAATTTAGAAGATGTGTTTGATAAAACATTGTACCACTCAGGAGCTGCCACAAACCATCTTCCTTCTTCAGGTGCGTTAGCTACATCTAATTCTTTTGCAGCTAAAGCCATTTGGTTTAATGGGTCAACTTCTCCACTTCCGAATCCAACATCAATTGGAACAGATGTAGTTCCCATTCCAGTTGTAACACCAGCACCTGCAGAAATTGCAGTCATGATGTTAGAATCCATTGCGTCTCTTAGCTTGTATGCAGCATTGTCAGAAGCAATAGCTTGGAAGTTAACATGAGAGAATCTCTTCTCTAAGTCATCCAATTTGAATGAGAAAGACTTAGCTTGGTCAATTGTAAGAACAAGCTCTTGGTCTGTTAAGTTAGTAGATGTTACAGCTAGACCTCTAGTGTAATCATTTACAGTTATTTGAGGCTCTTTAATGATATTTACTGTATCACCAAAGCCAGATATTTCGCCCATATAGTCTGTGTTACAGATTGCTTCTGCAACAGCAGCTTTTCTAAGAGCTATTTGTACTTTCTTTGAATAGACTTCAGGAATAAAGAAACCATTCGTTTGACCTGAGACACCTAATCCAAAGTTATATGTAGAACCACCAGCGAATTTTGCCATAGTTATACTCCTTTGTTATTGTTATTGGTTAATAAAAAATAGATAGAATTATTCTATAATTCTACCTTCACGTTGAGCTTTAAGAATATCTTTTTCATATTCCATAAACTCAGCATCCGACATTTTAGCAATGTCAGAACGCTTGAAGAATTTTTCATTAGATTGAGGTATTCTAACTTGTTCGTTTGTTTTAACTAACAAATCAGCACCTTCGCTCCTCTGTTGTTTCTTCGTGGTTTTTTTATCTAATCCAAGTCCTCGGTCTTTCTTATACAAGTCGATTGCTCTTGCAGCAAGTTTACCATCCGAGTTATTTTCATATATCCATTTTTTAATTTCCATTGGTTGAGCATCGGCCCAATTATGAAAATCATCTGATTCTTTGATTTGGTCAAAGTCTGGATGATATTTAGAAAGTTCTAATAATGCTTCACGTTCTTGTAAAGTCTTATTAGTTTTCTTTAACTCGTTTAGTTCCTCTTGCAAAGTCTTAATTTCATTTTGAGACTGCAAGTGAGATACAGTTTCCACAACGCCATATATGTCAGGATAATCATTCTTAAAAGTTTCAAGCTCTTGAGCTGATTTAGGTGGTGTATACTTAGGAGCGTTTTCTCTTAATTGTATTTTAAGTTCGCTTTCCTTACTATTCCATTCACCTAGTTTCCTATCATAGTATCGTTTGAGGTCATCATACCTCTTTTTATAATCAACTTTTGTATAAGGATTCGATTCAACATTTAATGCAGAATCTTGAACCTTATCCATAGTTGCTGTAGTATCTTCGGTAGAATCTTCTGGGTTGCTGTTTTCAGCAGTAGCAGTTGACTCATCTAGGTTACTATCAGGGTTTGGCACATACAAACCTGTGTCAGCATTTTGAAGCGGCTTCGGCATTACATTTTCAGTATGCCAAGCTTTTCTCATGTTGTACGGGTTTGCTGCGACTTTTTTTAGTCCTTCTTCGTTTTGACTCATTTGTCCTCCTTTAGGGCTTCACTTAACTGAAGGTAGCTAAGGTAGGTATATTATATTTAAAACGAAACTACAAGGGCTTATAATAAAAATTATTATAAGGTAGCTTGTCTATTCGTAGAGTTACCTCTCTCTACAAATTCTGTTATACCATCTCTTGATTGTCGGCTTGAGATGTAATTCCAGCATCATAAGCTTCTTCAGCTTGTTTCATCATCTTTCTTAATTTGTCTACACCAAGATGCTTAACTGCTTTTGCTGTAAATACAAATTCACCATCAGATAATAATGCTGGGATAGAGTCTGAAGTTCCTGTTCCTGGTCCTTCTACTTCTCCATCTTCTGTAAATTCTGTTGCAACTATCTTTGGTAAGATAGCTTCTAATTCTGGATGCATTTCAATTGCATCATCTAAAACTTTTTCTTCTTCTTCTGATAAAGCAGATGTATCAATAATTGATTCATAATCACCCATGTCTTCATCTTCCATTTCTTCTTCCATAGGTTCTTCATCCATACCAGTAGGTTCTAATAAACTTGCTTCGTCTTCCATACTCATATTTTCATCTTGCATATCTTCTACTACATCTCCTTCTGCATAAGCTTGATAGTCTGCTCTTTGGTCATACTTACCTTTTTCAATACCTACCATTCCGCCTAATGCGAATCCTTTTTTTGCATTGTATTCTTGTAATTCTTTTTCTTGTTGTTCAGTTAAAGGTAAACCTGATTCTTTCATAGCTTCAAGCTGGTCCATTTTTTTCTTTTCAAGAATTTCTTTTGCAGATAATTCTCCATCATTAAATTTCATTCTATTCATTAAACCACCTTTTGATTTTTTAATTACACCTTTTCCTATTAATATATCTTTTTGTGTAACTTTATCATCACCACTTAAATCTGGAAAAGCTTCACCACCATATTTTAATCTTGTTCTTTCTGGTGATATAACTCTTGAAGCTAATCCTTGTCTTGCTGATGAGGGAGTATTAACATCATAAGGAGAAATACTTTCTGCAGGAGTTGTATCCTGAGCAGCAATATAAGGAGGTTTAGACATAAGTCCACCTGTAGCCATTTTAACTAGTTTATATTTTTTCATAATTTTATATAATAACTAATATTATAGCAATTGAATATTAGTTAGTCAACAGTTAATTTAATATATCTTTAACTTGGTATCTTAGGTTCTTCAACTTGTCCAGTAAATTCCATCTGCCCTGGCATTGGTGTATTACCAGGTCCGATTGAGCCTTCGCCATTTCCTGGGAAGTTTGTTCCTGTAGTTTGGTCAGGTACTGTTCCATCACTTGCCATTGCTCCGAGTTGACCAGGGATAGGAGCTTGACCGCTGTTTCCTTTGTTAACATTTTGTTGTCCTATTATTTTAGCATATATTTCTGCTTCGTCTTTTGTATTCATAATTTCTTCTGGGTCTAAGTCTAAAGAGAATGCTAGTTCTTTAATAACTTCAGACATTCGTACAAAAGGTGCGATAGCTGGATTCTGTACAGTTTGTAAGAACATAGTTAGTCTTTGACTTCTAACTTCTTTCTTCATCAAACTAGATGAACCAGTTGCTTTAATTTCTAAATCACCTCTGATAGGTAAGTCACCTTCATAGAATTGCATATTCCATTGGAACATAGCTTCTCCTAAAGGTTTAATTAATTGGTCATCAATATTTTTAATTACTGTTTTAATATTTAATGATGCTGCTCCCATTAACATTGACATACCTGAAGCTGTTCTTGTCATACTTTGAACGCCAGTTTGTCCATGTGAATAAGAAGGTAATCCTGTTGATTCATCTGCAAGTTGTCTAAACTTGTCAAACATTTGCATATTCTCTGTTGCAGTATTCGGAAACTTTAATCCGTAAATAGATTGACCAGGTACACCTGATTGTCTTTTAAATATTTTACCAGGATAAATTTCCATAGTTTGATTTGATGATAAAGCTGATTCATCAACATCAAATACTAAGTTACCTGCTAATGCTAAATTATCAATTGCCATTCTTGCATGACCATTCATAATCTGTTGAGCATCATCCATATTTTCTGGAACACCTATTCCAAAAAATGTATATGGATTTTTTTCATAAACAAAAGCTTGATAAGGAACTCTAAAAGGTTTAAATGGATTTTCTACTATACGAAGTAGTTTACCTCTATGAGTCCAAATATTAACTTGTACTTCTGTATCATCAGAAATATCTTCATCAATATCTAAACCTTCTTCTCTAGCAACAGCTGCATTGATTGTTCCCCAGTATTCTAATACTTCATATCTGTTATGAGTAATATCAGGGTAATGACTTCTTTCTAAATCAATATCTGTTTCCCATTCTTTTTTAGAATAGTTAGCACCCATCTTAATACATTCTAAAATTTTTTCTTTACTAAAGAATGGTCTATTTGCTAAATCTAAAAATTGATGTCTATTTAATCTGTGTCGTTGGATAATATATTCTGCTTCATCCATTGTTCTTGCATTAGGGTCTGGATAAAAATCCCAGATGCTAACAAATTCTACTTTAGGAACTTTAACAGTTTCAGGATTGTATTCTCTTGCATTACCATTTCCTGAATTTGTATATTTATGTAAAGTTTTATTATAAGTAAAAGGTCCTTTAATAATTCCTGTACCTAATAAACAGGATTCAAAGATTGCATTTCTTAAAGCAATACTTCCATCTGATTCATCTATTTGGTCGTGAACTAATTTTTCTAATCTTCTTGCAGCAATTTGTGCAGGTTTAATTTGTGGAAATTCTGGAACAGGAGATGGGCCTTTAGTTAAATTTGCTTTACCATATTCTTCTTCAAGGTCTCCTAATTCTAATTCATTTAAAGAATTAAATGTTGCACCTTTAGGTAATTCTCTTCCATCACCAGGATAACCAATTCCAATTGGAGAAGGTTCTCTACCAAATCCCATGTTGCCTTCAACACCAGGAGTTGGATTAAAATTTTCATCACCTTGAGTTTCTTTTAAAGGATTTAAATGTGCGTACTCTGCAATACCTTCAGGTACTCTTGTTTCTTGAATTGTTAATGGAAATTTATTTGCACCGAATAGTACATCAATTAATTGTCCGTAGGCTGCTAATACTTTTGTCTTAGTAACTTTAACAAAGACTCTTGACTTTTCAGTTTCTCTGAATTGAATATTTTTATAATACTTACCTCTGTAATTATGATAAGCTTGTAACCATCTTAACTCATCATCACGTCTTGTAGTTTCACACTCTTGAAACTTAGATTGGATAATACCAACTAAAGCTGATACATCTTTTTGGTTTTCCATATCATCTTTTTCTTTAGGAATAGATGTATCTAAATTTTTATCTCCATAAGTAGCCATATAAACCTTTTATTATTTTATGTATAATATATTAATAATACACTTTAATTCTTAATTTGTCAACTGATTTTCTTAATATCTACAATAACATTATTAGGTATGATAGTCACATTACCTATCTCTTCAATAGCACCATCCTTCTCTGATGAATAGTCAGCAAATATTCTAGTAATACCTTTGCTTTGAGATAATAAATGACCCTTAGTATTACAGACAGGAAGGGTCATAGCCATAGCTTCTTTAATAGAACTCCATGAACTATCACTACAAATATCAAGCCAAGTTACTTCCACTAATGGATATTTCTCAATCTCAGTCTTGTATTTCTTTTTAATTTTAATTTTTTTCTTTATCATCTCGTTTCTTATCTTCATCTGTTCTAGCCTTACCATAAGTTTTAAATTCACCATTACCACTAACACTAGCATCTTTAGCCCACTCGGTAAACTGGTCTTTTGTACCATTGTTATCTGAGTATCTAAATATATTAATTTTAAATACTTGTTCTAAATCTTTATTCTTTTTAAGATATAAATCTAAGTTATCATAACTCATATATTCATCAAACTCTTTATTTGTTTTTTTATTTCTAAAAGTATATAGTGGCATATTAATATCCGAATGTTGGGTCAGATGGTGTCCATCGTTTTATTGTTGTCATTTCATCCCAGACACTTCTACTTCTTGGTCTAGACATAATTAAATATCTTAAAGCATCATAAGCATGGTCTGAAGCTTTTGTATCAACATCCTCTGGCTTGTTAGGGTCAAGAGGAATTGATTGTATTTCTCTTATAAGGTTTGGACAAGTTTTAAATATTTGTAACCTAGGTCTTCCCTTATCATTTAATTTTAATCTTTCGTGTATTTGAATCTTACCTTGTATTCTATTCTTATCAGCTCTTCTAAGTTTATGTCCAGCTTTAGATAATACTTCTCCAACAGTTGGTCCTGTTGTTCCAGTCTTTGCCCAAGCTGCCCAGTCTAACACACCTTGAATAGATAGTCGTTCTTCTTGTTCAAATTCATAAATCTTTTTAGCTAGGTCTTCACCTGTTAAACCTTTTTGATATAATTCTCTGTAGATTATTAATGTTTCATCTGATGGGTCTATTGCTCCCCATATAACTGCAGACTCTGCTGCATAACCATAGTCAATTCCTTTTACACGTTCCCAAGTTCTAGGTATTTCAAATGGCGTAATGCAATGTGTATCATAATCAAATTCTGTAAACGCTGCTCCTTCAGCAACATCCCAGTTACCTTCTAGTAATTGTTTTCTTTGTACAGCAGGTAATGATTGTAACATCTGCTCGTACTTACCATCTGCCGCAAGGTATGGGTTATCTTCTAATCTTGCTGGAATAAATCTTCTAGTGATTTTATCTTCACCAATAAAAGATTCATTAGGAGGTGCTGGGTCTAGATACCTTTTTTTAACCCAGTAACCCCCAACTCCTCCAGGGTTTGCAGTACACCGAATGTAGCATTTTATTTCATTGTTTGTTGTTCTCAATCGTGATTGCAAATATTGCAGAGGAAATTCTGTTGGATACTGAGTTAATTCATCAATTCCTATCCATGTATAGGATTGACCTTGGTATCTATAAACATCAGCATCTCTATCCAGATAACCAAACTCCAATGACGCACCTGAAGGGAATCTCCAAATCTTTTCTACTTCTCTAAATTTTGCACCAGCAAAAGCTTTAGGATATAGCTCTCTAGATTTATCTATTAATTCTCTTAGTTCTGGCATAGACTTTCTAAGTAACAAAGCTCTATGTTCCTTTATGTGCATATACCTTAAGGGGTCAACAAGCATGGCATATGATTTACCGCCTCCTGCTGAACCACCATATAATACGTCTTGTTCAGGTGCAGATAAAAATTCTGTCTGTGGACCTGAGTTTGGTTTGAATACAATCTTTTGTTTATCTTCTTCAATTAATTTCTTAACATTATCAGGAAGATAATTGTATTCTGATTCTGTAACAACAGTACCTGTCTTGCTTTTCTTATCAGGTTCTTCTGCCTGTTGTACTTTGGATAATACTTCTTTTTTCTTTTTTAGATTATAGCTTTTATTTTCTAATTGTTTTCTAAGCTTTTCAATTTCTTTTTCTTTTTCTTTAACAGCTTTTCTAGAAGCTATCTTAGCTTTTTGTTCAAAGCTATAGTTATATTGTCTCTTTGTCATTTCTACTTAGTAAACCATTTGAATTAGATTGATATTGTTTGTTATCTCTATCAATCATTTTTTTTAAACCCATAGCTGATAGCTTTCTACCTGTGCTATGTTCCAGTATTTCTACCGCACCCCGCAAAGAATAAGCACCACGTTTTACATTCTCCTTAGCTTTGTCTAAAGCTTCGAGTTGTTCAGGTACTTCTTCTAGTGTTTTATTGTCAGAGTTTAGTTTATAACCAAATGGAATAGTAGAACTATTTCGTCTGTTCATCATTGTCTACTTCTTCCGCATCAATATCTATTATAGGTTTCTTTTCAGGCAACAAAAATATACCACCTACAGCTGTATGTGTAACATCTAGCTTCTCTCGCTTACTAATACCCACTCTGTCTAAGAGCGTTTGAGCTGCTTGTAGCTTTGCACCTACTTGTGGAATAGGGTCATCACTATCAAGAATGTCTACCAGTTTCTGTGAGGCCTTTGGAGCTGAGGTTGCAAGTATCTTATTAGCGACCTCTATGATTTCTTCTTTCAAAGAATCTACGACATGTGACTGGGATGTCTCTTGATAACCAGCTATTTGTAAAGCTTGTTTAATATTACCCTTAGCAGCACCACTCAAAGCATCTAGAAAGGCCTGTTGCTGTTCTGTTAGCTTTCGCTTACTGTTGTTATCTGGTAAATAACTATTATTCATATTACCATTATAACAAGTTTACATCTAGTTGACAACATAAATATTTTTTATTTTAGCGTTGACAATTGTAAATAAGTTGGTATAATCTAATTATACCCTCCCAGGGGTGGAAGCATATATATATCACCCCGAATCAATTAATTAATAATCTATTAAACAGGCCGAGCCTCTCTGGTTTACAATCTAAACCTGTTCATTTTGTATAAGCAGTATATATACTACCACCCCCACCCCCCTAGCCACCTATGTACCCCCTTTGTTCTCTTTCAACTATCACTAGAAATTATATAAAGCTCTTTTAATAATCTTTTTAAATCTAAAATAATAAATTTATATAACTAGTTTACAGTTATTTTAAGATTATTTGAGAATATAAAATATACTTTCAAATACTTTCTATAATCTTTCAAAACCTAAGCAACAACAACACAAACAATTCATTTCAATATATCTTTTAACTCCTCCAACTATCTCAATAGTTAGCTTTAAATATCCAATTAACGCCCGCCCAAGTTATTCACACAAATATTAAAATAATATAATTATTATCTTGCTTTTTATTTAATTTTATTGCAGGACATTTTTACAAGTTTTTCAGACATTGTTAAGCTATTTAACTGATTTGTTATTAAGTTAATAAATCTTATTGTTCTCTTTTTGTTCCTGTGAGCAATTTGGTCGCACCTTA